CAAAGCATGGGTATGGTGTTGTCTCTTGTTCCATCCAAATATGTACTTCCATTATCTGGTAGAGGATCACTAGAAATTTCTAAGCGCGAAGGTGTTAACTATCTTAGTACCGATGCACTTAATACTGTGTCTGACCGACAGGCTCTGGCTGCACTAGGTGTATCAGTATTACCAACAGTAACCCCACACAACTCATCAGAACTTTTAGCCATTGGCACAGAGCCAATATTTTTAAAACCGACAAACACATCGTTGATAAAAAGTCAAGATCCACTTGCATACACAAAATGGGATTCCCCGCAGCATTTGTTGAATAGTGTAAATGATATGTTTTGGGAAAAACAAGTAAACATTACAACGTCTTTTTCTGTTCAACCTTTGGTTTTAGGACCAGTTACAGAACTTTCAGTTGGGATTTCTGTTAATGAAGCGTCAGAAGTATTTGTATATCTTCCTGCGTTAGAGGTATCTGAAACTCCTAATTTCTACAGCCTCTTTAAAAAATTAGAAAATATTCCACAATATGTATTTGATGACATACAAAAAGTTTGTACTGCACTTAATATAAAAGGTGGTGTACATGATGTTCAATTTATCCAACATAATGATAAATTTTATATGAATGACTGGAATGCACGACCTAGAGCGAGTATGAGTTCCGGTTTAATCAGAGAGGATAAAGTGCGAGAATCTGCACTAGCGCACATGGTTGGTGCAACAGTTCCAGAAGTACCTACTTTTTACGGAGAACAACGTGGGTACTGGAATCAGAACATCTCAGCTAGCATGGCGGATGTAGCGCGCTCCATGGGAATGGTTCCTCGTATTGACAATGGATTTTTAAGTCGGGTATATTGCGAGGGGCCTGATTTAGAAACTGTTTATGAAACCCTCAATATTTTTGAAAGTAAATTTTAAATCATGAAAAAATTATTAGCATCTTGTCTTCTTTTTGTATGTGCAAACATTTTTGCTGCTGAACCATTAACCATAATTACTGCAACAGTTCCCGGATCCTTAGCTGATACCGCCCTCCGATACCTTGCACCAGACATAGAAAAAGAACTTCAACGTAGTGTAGTTGTGATGAATATGCCCGGTGCTGATGGACTTATTGCTATGCAGAAGTTTTCATCTATGCCAGCTGACGGAAACACACTATTAGCTGGTGGTTCATCAATTTCATTTGCTACTGTTGCAGACCGCGATTATAAACCGCAAGACCACTTTAAACCGCTTATGGGACTTGTAGAGTCAGACTTTCTTTTAGTTGTGTCAGGCAAATCTAAAGTCACTGATATAAAAAGTTTAATTGCTGCAGGTAAACAAAAAGGACTTATGGGTGGAAGTTCCAGTATTGCATCAACACTAAGCCTAACAATACTACAGGAACAACTTGGTGTAGAAGTTACTGCGGTCGAATATAAACAATACCCCCAAATGGTAATTGACGTAGCAGATGGTGACCGTACAGATTTTGCAATCGTTAGTGCGGGAAATATGACTGTACGCGGTTTCATATCTTCTGGTAAATTGCGTCCAATTGCTGTTGTTGGTCCACAAAGAAACTCTTACTATAATGACGTAAAAACACTCATTGAACAAGGGTATAAGTCAGTAGAAGCTTTTGGGTGGTCTGGATTACACATCCATAACGGCGTTCCAGACAATATTAGAAACAGATTGTTTGCAGGCATTACAGCAGCAATGAAATCTGAACATGGTTCTAATTTTGAAAAACAACCAGGTGAGCCACTTTTAGTTTTCGCCACTGGATCAGAAATTGCCGCATTGCAAAAACGTGAATCTGCGGTATACAAAGCAAATGTATCAAAAATAGTAAGATAATTTAGAGCTTGACAAGCCTCTAATCCTGTGATATAATACATACTTAACACACTTATGAACTGGGACATGGCTCAGCTGTGCAATTAGACTAAGTTCCCACTTTGTGGGTACGGGAGTGAGAATCTCCCTGAGTGTGTTTTTTATTGCTGTATGAAGCAAAGAGAAAAGTGTTCTGGACGGGGGTGCGAATCCCCCCAGGTCCACCATAAGGATTGTAATGAAAGAAAAAATATTAACTGCTATCGAAATGATTGCAGAGTTCCTAAAAGGAATAGCACAATCTTTATGATGGGCCTGCACAGTTTCGACAGAGCAAAGAGTAACAGAGTGGACAGCACGGTAATGTGAAAACCGTTAGGGTTGGGGAGACTCGGCCGTAGAAGCAAAAAAAGTAAACGCAAACGACTCACAGTTCGCATTGGCTGCCTAAGGGCCGGCCTAGGGTTTTTGACAGTTTATCCTCGTAACAGAATTAAACTGTCTTTTTAAGTAAGAAAGGAAACCCATGCGAAGTAAATCAATACTTTTCAGCATAGTAGTTTCCGCAATAGTTCTTTGCCTCGCTACGATAAACATTAATTATAGAATTCCTCTAAAAGTTAATTATCGGGATCTCACTGAGGCAACAAAAAGGCAGGTTACATGCCTTGCAGAGAACATTTACTTTGAAGCTGGACATGAACCATTGAGTGGTAAACAAGCTGTTGCTTTTGTTACCATTAATCGTGTTCAATCTGGTTACAGTAAAGATATTTGCGGAGTTGTTCATCAAAAGTTGGGAGGAACCTGTCAGTTTTCCTGGTTGTGTGATAAAAACATTACCAGTAAACGCTTGACAATTAGAGATAGTTCGTTGTATAATGAAGTTCGTGAGTTAGCTGTGGACATGATTTTAAATCGTGACCTCAAGGAAGATGTTACACAAGGTGCAACATACTACCATGCTGATTATGTAAATCCACAATGGAAATTGGAAAAAGTGAAGAAAATAGGGCATCACATTTTTTATGTAAACCATGCGGATAAAATTGACAGGAATAGGAGTTTTTATGAATAAAGAATTAATGACATATATTGTTTGTGTGAGTATTTTAATTGGTTCTGCTATTGCAGCTGTAACCATTTACCAATTAAATGAACGCAACAACTTTGCAAAGAACATGGAGTCAGCAATCGCCAAAGGTGTTGATCCACTTTCTGTTAAATGCGCCTATGAGCAATCACCTACTGCAACCTGTATCACATACGCTCTAGGTAAAAAATAATGGCAACTAGAGAAGAAATATCCGATTTCTCTACTAAAATATTAGAGATGGCTGATGAACAAGGTCAACCTTGTATGGATGTCATTGTTCAATATTGTGATGAAACAGGCATCGAGGTGGAAGTTGCAGCAACATTGGTTTCTTCATTTCTAAAAGCTCGTATTCGTGAAGAAGCACAGTCAATTAATCTAATCAAAAAGGCTGCAAAACTGCCACTATGAATGAAGGTACAGGCTTTGCGGCCTTTGCGTTATACAATGCATTGAAGTTACATTTCACCTCGTCTTCCTATGATTTTTTCAAGTATCATGGGAAGACTAATGTGAGCAAAGATACTTTTCTGAAGCGCAAAGATAAATATTCCTTCTACAAGTTATCACGCAAATACTCGTTGGATGAACTCAGGAACTTCTATGTGGCTAATTTTGTATACGGTGACTCAACTTGGGTTGGTGAAATGACTGGACCAAATGGTGAAGATGTATATAAAAAATGGCAAAAGATTTCTCAGAGCTTGACATATAATTTTGAATCTGATATAGTACGCATCTTAGAACAGGTAAATAGTCCTGATGAATTGATGAAGGTAAGGTCTGGTGAATATCCTGACCTACTAGTTGGTGCAATGCAGAATTCAATATCAATTGAAACATTGGTGATACTGAATGATATGATGAACTTCTTTTCCATGTGGGACAAAAAGATTAGTGATGACATTATCTGGCCATCTTGGAAATTGAAGTGTGAAAAGTATGCACCATTTATTACATACGATAAAGTTAAGTTTAAGAATATTTTAAAAGAGGCAATTACAAATGAGTAAGTTTTTTAGGTAACATTCCCAATTTCCATCCATCAGGTTGTAATTTGGTTAATAATTGTTTTTCACCATTGTTATACCATTTATTACCCAATGTGGTTGGATTTTGATTAATTCTACCTAAAATCCAACCATAACCCGGATAATTTTCACACAAAGTATTTTCTTTTCCGTTATTATACCATCTACTTTTTTTATTTGCTAAAGACCTACGATTAGACTGTTCTCTTTTACTTTTTTCAGATTGTTTTTTACCTAATGTACCTTCTCCACCAATTGTTTGATTATAACCATCCACAAAAGAATTGTATTCTTGTATAAAGAATTTTTCCATTTCTTTTACATGTGAATCATCTTTAGTTTGATAGATTATATGCCATTCAAAATTTTCCCATCCATATTTCCTGATAGCTTTATGAAAATAAAAACCAGAATCCAATTTTGCTTTAGATTTATGAGCATACCGGCGCGTAGGCCAATTTTTGTCAATACCGATGTAAACTTTACCGTTTAACCTATTGACAGATTTGTAAATTGAATATATACTCATGCTGAGACTCCTCAAAAGTGTTAGAGTGAATGGGTATTCCCGTACCGCGATTCACACCTATTTATAAAGAAAGATTAATAAAATGCAGAAATTCACAAAAATATACTTAGATTTAGACGGTGTGATTGCTGACTTTGCTAAAAGGTATAAAGAGCTGTTCCATATTACACCTGAACAAGCAGACAGGAATCGTAATTTTGGTTCTTACTTCAATACCTTCATTGAGACTAAACAATTTGCAAGCCTTGATATGATGCCAGATGCAAGGATGTTATTGGATTATTTGAATACATTAGATATTCCTGTAGAGATTCTTTCTTCTACAGCAAGGCAAGATTCACATGAGGATATTTCAGACCAGAAAAGAATATGGTTGATTTCTCATGGTATCAACTATCCACGCAATTTTGTACCAGGTAAAAGCCTAAAGTACACCTTTGCAACACCAGAATCCATTATCATTGATGACACATTTTCTGTTATCATTGACTGGGTTGAGGCGCGTGGTACAGCAATCCATCACACGGATGCTGCATCTACTATTGCTTCATTAGACGCTTTATTGAGCGACTA